TAACCATACGCATAAAAAAAATTCCTGATTTCAAGCCATCTAATAAAATAGAGCAAGAGATTGTTAATACAGAAGCTATGTTAATGGCTATAGCTAAAGAAATGGAAATAATAACAGAGAATCTTATTTCTAAGCTTCGTTTCAATCGTAGAAGAAAGAAAAAATATCATCTTACTAGAGTTAAATTAAGACAGGCTAGAACAGCATCTCAAAATTTGTATTGGGCTGCAAATGAGATGATAAAATGACTGAAAACTTATTAGAACTAAGAGGTAAACTACTAGGATCATTCCTAATGTTTACTTGCTATTTCTTTAAACAAAGGACAGGTAAAGATTTCCTTATTACTAACTCACCAGGCAGAGAACCATTTCATTTCACAGTTTCAAAGCAGTTGACACGTGCTTTCAACTTAGATGCTAAGCACATCATTATCAATATTCCTCCTGGGCATGGTAAATCAGAGTTTTTGATTCATTTTATAGCATGGGCTATGGCTCGCTATCCAGATAGTAATTTTTTGTACATAAGTCATACGTTAGATTTGGCTACTAAGCATACTTATACTATTCGCCAGATTATGACTCTGCCTATGTATAAACATATCTTCGGAGTTAGCATAGCTAGCGATAGTAATGCTAAAGATAACTTTAGAACATCTAAAGGAGGCATTATTAGAGCGTTTGGTAGCTCAGGTGCTGTAGTAGGACAAGATGCTGGATTGCCACATTTAAACCGCTTTAGTGGCTGTGTGGTGATGGATGATATGCATAATCCAGATGATGTGCATTCAGATACTATTCGTGCTCGCGTTATTCGTAATTATCAAGAAACAATTGTTCAGCGTCCTCGTGGTGAAAATGTGCCTATGATATTCATTGGACAAAGGTTGCACGAGGATGATCTTCCAGCTTTCATGTTATCAGGTAAAGATGAGTTCGAATGGGAGCGAGTTGTTTTAAAATCTTTAGATGATCATGGAAATCCTCTTTATCCTGAGTTTAATTCACGTGAAACTTTAATGAAGAAGAGAGAGGTTAATGCTTATACTTTTTCAGGTCAGTTTCAGCAAGATCCTATACCTGCTGGCGGTGCGTTATTCAAGCCAGAATGGTTTAAATTATTAGATGAAGAGCCTGCATTTCTATGTACATTTATTACTGCTGATACAGCAGAAACTGAAAAGAGCTATAATGATGCGTCAGTTTTTACTTTCCTTGGGCTATATAAGATTAAGCAATTTGGCGTTGAGACTGAATTATATGGTTTGCATATTATTGATTGCTTAGAGCTCAGAGTTGAGCCAAAGGATTTGAAAGATGAGTTTATGCAGTTCTATGCGGGTTGTATGAGACATAAGACAAAGCCTACGTTAGCTGCTATCGAAAAGAAATCTACCGGAGTAACATTAGTCAGTATCTTAGGAGAGATTCAGGGATTGCAGGTATTGGGTATTGAACGTACAGCGGCAAGTAGAAGTAAATCCGATCGATTTATAGAGATGCAACAATACATAGCAAGTAAATTGATTAGTTTACCGACTGGCAAAACCCACACAAAGCTAGTTATAGATCATATGTCGAAAATAACTGCGAATAATACTCACAGGTTTGATGATATTGCAGACACACTGTATGATGCTATTAAGATATCATTGATAGATAAGACTATCTTGTATAGAGTGAATAAAAAAGATACAAGCATCTTTGCTAAAGAATTGTATCAGGATACCAATCGATTAGACAGATTAAAAGGTGCTCGCTCATGGCAAATGTAACCACAAAGAAAGATGAGAAGAAGCTTCTTAAATATAAAAAGCAAGTAGAACGCTTCCAAGAATTCTTTAGATCAAATTATATACGATGGCACAAGATGAAAATATTCATCTTAGAAAGCGCATTGACTAATGAAGATCGAGAAGTTTTAAGAGATCGGCAAATGCCGGAATTGGAGTTCAATAATGTTGAGCCATATTTTTCAAGGTTAGTTGGAGAATGGTATAACCAAGATCCTGGCATTGTTGCATCATCCAGAAATGGAGAAATGGTTGATCCTAATCTATTAAAGTTCATTGAAGGATATTTCAGGCATATACTAGATAAAGCTAAAGATAAATCTACATTTATCGAATCTATTAAAGACACAATGATCGGTGGTTTTACTACGCTTGAATTGCATATTGAATATGAAGGCAAAAGCTTTACTAAATGCCCTGTCATTAAAAAGAATCAATTGCCTACTTTAGTCTATTACGATCCTATGGCTTTAGATGTAGATAAGTCGGATGGCGAATATTGTGGGAAGATATATCCTAAAACAAAGCAAGAATTTGAAGAGGAATTTAAGGAAAAAGTTCCAGACGATATGAAGTTCTTTGGAGAGATGGACGGTTTTAGCTGGTCTTACAATAGTCAAAAAGATGAAGATATTTTACTAGTTGCTGAGCACTATACCAAGAAAAAAATAAACAAGACATTAGTTGAGATTCGCATTCCTGGTAGTAATGAACCTAAAGCTATGTTTATGGATGAATACGAAGAGTTTCTAGAAAAGATTAAGCAAACTGGAGCTCTTGTCGCTCCTCCTCAGATAGCCAGAAGCAGAAGCTTTGAGCAAGTTCAGATATGGAGAACTTTCTTTATTGATGGAAAGATTCTAAAAGAAGAGAGAACGGATTTCGATAGGTTCCCATTGGTATTTGTAGATGGTAATTCATCAATGATGCAGCATGAAGTGGATATGCCTATGTTCCAATATTGCAGAGGTTATTTCCATAATGTAGTGGGGGCCTTAAAGCTTCGTAATATGACGGGTCAAAGCTTAGCTAATGAAATTGAAAATATCAGCCAAGCTAAGATGAAGATTGCTAAGGAGTCTATTCCTACAGAAAGGGAATACCAAAATTCTTATAGAAATCCTCAGAAAGCAAATATGTATGTGTACAATGCTTATATGGATAACAGTCCAGAAACGCCAGTTCCAGCACCTCAAGAAATAATGAGGCAGCCTATTCCTCCTGAAATAACACAGACATTTATGATAACTGATCAATTAACTCAATTAGGTTTAGGTGCTTATGATTCTACGCAAGGCATCATGAATAATGATGTGAGTGGTCAAGCTATTACAAAAGGTTCTATGCAATCAAATGCGGCGGCCAAGCCTTATTTAATTAATATGTTTGCAGGAATAAATAGCATTGCTAGAGCTATTTTATATTTAATCCCAAGGCTTCATAAAACACCTGCCACCCTGCCTATTATCCATGCGGATGGAACAAGAGATTTCATTAAAGTAAACCAACCGGATGGCTCAGGTATTAGTTTAGATTACGATCCGGAGTCATTGAATATAACCGTAGAAGCGGGGGCTAGTTTTAAAGTGCAGAAGGATGAAGCATTGCGTCAAATAACAGCAATGATGAGCGCTTATCCTGGATTTGCTGAATTTATTACAACCAGTTGCTTGGAAGAAGTAATTGACAATATGGAATTCAGAGGATCAGACAGTCTCAAAGTCAAGGCTAAGCAATTTATGGAAATGAAACAGCAACAGCAGCAAATGGCGATGCAACAGCAGCAGCAAATGATGCAAGAAGCTCAGAAAAATAATCCTGTAATGATCAAAGCTCAAATGGATATGAAGAAGTTGGAATTAGAAGCCCAAAAGCAACAAGATGATAAAGTTATTGAAGCCGCTAAAGTGGGTATTCAGCAAATGCAAGCAGATACAGATAGAATTGAAGTAATGTTAAAAGCAGGAGATTCACATGCCAACAGGATTATTACAAAAGAGAAGCATGATACAGAGAACTATCACAGCGCTACGGAATTGGCTATCAAAGCAGCTAGCTCGGATCGCGAACATGCTAAAGGTCTCATAGAATTAGAGCATAAGATATTGCAGGCTAATAAAGAGCATAGGATTGATTAGTCAAGGGGAATAAAGTTTGATATTACAGCTTAACCCTACAATTCCTTTAGAAACACCAAAAGGAAAAGGATATGCACTATTTCTAATTAATCCAAGTGATGAACATCATTTGCAATGGGTAGTAGCGTTAG